TGAAATACGAGACGAACTGGCAAGCTTTTTGGGGTGGATTCTGTCGCGGAATAGTCGAATACTGGTCCCCGCTGATATTCGTCTACCGTCGCGTCATCCGTCCCATGTGGCAAGCGATTAAGCCATGAACGCCCAAGACCTAATCGACAGCCTGGAGCGCGACATAGAGCGCATCCGTGGCTTGGATTCGGCGTTGCTGGCGAGCCTGATTGCTCGTTTGGATGCACTGCGGGCGATCGTAAAGGGCTGATATGGCAACCCGGAAAAAGGCGGTAGTCGCCGAGCGCACGGAGATATGTAAGAACTGCCGATGGGCGCATTTCGGCGAGGTGATCTACTGCCACCGCTACCCGCCCGTCCCGCTCTATGATGCGGGCGATCAGGCCGTAGACAGCTACCATCCGGTGACCGGTCCCGATAATTACTGCGGCGAGTTTAAGCCAGCACTGAACGACTGAGCGAACCATGGCCGTAGATGACAATTTGCGGTCTTTCGCGACGCCTCGGCAGATAGAACTCATCGAAGCCATCGAAAAGCATGGCTCGGAGCGCAAAGCTGCCAAGGCGTTAGGGTTGTCGCATGGCACGATTGGCAACGCCATGGCGAACCTGCGCCGCCGAGCGGCGCGGATGGGCTATTCGCCGATCCACGACATGACGCACATCGTGCCCGATGGTTTCCGCGTCAAGGGAACGTCGACACTGTATGACGAGGCTGGGAAGCCGCGGTTGCAGTGGGTTAAATCGACCGTCGACCATGAACGGGCTGAACAGATCGCCCGCGAGGCGATAGCCGCGCTTTCGGCTGAGGTCAAAGGGCTGGCGCCGATCACAAAGCCACCGGCGCGGGTGCTGGCTGATTTGCTGGCGGTCTATCCGTTCGGTGATCCGCACGTTGGGCTCTACGTTTGGGCCAAGGAGTGCGGAGAAGATTTCGACCTTGAGATAGGCCGCAAGCTGACGCTAGGCGCGGTTGACCGATTGGTTTCGTCTGCTCCGGCTGCTGAAACGGCGATTCTGTTGCTGCTTGGGGACGTCTTCCATATGGACGACCAAACCAACCAGACGCCGGCCCATCGGCATCAGCTCGACGTCGACTCGCGTTTCGTCAAGGTTCTGCACGTAGGCATCGAGACATATCGCCACGCGATTATGCGGGCGCTGGAGAAGCACGCAAAGGTGATCGTCAAGGCGATGCCTGGCAATCACGACCCGCATGCGATTTGGTCGCTTGCCTTCACGTTGGCGGCGTACTTCTCGAGCGAGCCGCGTGTGGAGGTGGATCTTGGGCCGGCGAAGCATTGGTACTTCCGCTTCGGCAAAGTGTTGATCGGCTCGACACACGGCGACACGACGAAACACGAAAAGCTAGGCGGCATCATGGCGGCTGATCGCCCGGAAGATTGGGGAGCGACGAAACACAGAGTCTGGTACACCGGGCATATCCACTCGAAGACGGTCACGGAACTGCCTGGCGTGGTGTGCGAGTCATTCCGCACGCTGGCCGCGCAGGATGCCTATGCAGCGGGCCACGGCTACCGCGCGGGGCGGGACATGCTTTGCATTGTCCATCATAGAGAGCACGGTGAAGTAGAAAGACACCGTGTCGACGTCGGAATGCTGGAGTCGGCATAAATCACCCGGCCAAGTGAAATAACACGGCCAAGATACGAACATACCGGGAGCAGAGACCGGGTTAAGAGGAAGCGTCGAGCCTTGAACGACGCGATGGGTAACGAATATCGGGGCTCGCAAGTTTGTTACTGTCAGCCACGGCCAGGTAATCGCCTGGTAGCCCTGCACAGGTGTTGCATGGACTGGACTGTTGCATGCTGCCGTATGCCGCACGAAACGCGGTCCAGTAAGCCCGTGGACTGGCAATAGCGACGGGACATGCGGTTGAAAGGCCGACCATGGAACGCCGGGAGGCGTACCGAAGTACCTGCCCAGGTTCGCCTGGGCCTCTCTGCTTGGGGTTGTGGTAACGGTAGCCGGCCGGACTCCAAATCCGTGCAGTCTCGGTTCGAATCCGAGGCCCCATGCAGAGAGCGTAAGCGCATCGATCCGCGTCAGCAGCGGCACACATCCCCCAAGGCTGCCGCTCTCGCCGAGCTGGTATGTCATGCCTGGGATTTCCTATTGAGGCTGCTATGGGCAGTGAAGCAAGCGAAGGGTGGGATTACTGATATGACGCTAGAAGAACGCATTGCCCTTCTGGAGGGGCGTTTGGCTGTTACTGAGGCGCGGATTGCGCAACTTGAGGCCGCTGGGCGCTCGTATGGACATGGACCTTCATTTCCGACCTACCCGTCGCAGCCATTCCCAAAATACCCCTGGGAATCGCCGATTTGGTGCGGCACGGAAATGGGAGTGTCGATTGCGGCTGACACATCAGCACCTACGCAGAACGCGTAAGAATCCTCCTTCGCCTGCATGGCGCAGGTTAGCCCGGTTCGCCGGGCTTTTCTGGATGGGTAGTCCCGTAATTGGTAGCGGGGGCTGACTGTAAATCAGTTGATGCGTCCTTGTCGGTTCGAATCCGAAACCATCCACCACTTCCCGCCGCAGGCTATCTGCCTGCGTCTTCCCGCTCGCCCAGCAAATGGGCGTGCTGCCGCCATAGTGGGCGGCAACAATTCTTGAGGTTCGTATGCTGCTTTCCTGGCTTCAAAAACGCGAGATTCTCCGTATAGCGGTGAATGTGGCGGCGGATCGAGTGCGTACGAGCACGCACAGAGAGGCTAAGCAAGTGGCTGTAGCCATTGTTGAGGCCGCCATAGCTGCTCAAGAGCGTCTAGTTGAAAAAGATGGCGGTGTAACGGACCGACTTATTCTGAGCCTACGCAAAAAGCGCGACGGCATGATCGAGGTTTAAATGGCTGGTCCTTATCCAAACGACCAAGGAAACCCCGCAGGGGCAATTCCGGTATATGTGACGTCCGGCAGTGGAGGAAGCACTTCTCAGGTTGCAGGTGCGTCCGCGACCGGGGTAAGCGTTGATGGCGCCGCAGTCAGCAACACTGCATCCGGGGCGGTCATCCCTGCCGGCACATTCAAGTCATGGGCGACAATCGAGAATACAAGCGCGACGGCCATTGTCTACGTGTCTTTCAATACTGCGACGACGTCTAGCTTTTCGATTCAGCCTGGCGCTGCTCTGACCTTGGCAATCGGCTACTGATATGCGCAAGCTCCTCCTCCTCCTCGCATTCCTGCCCGCATTCGCCTTCGGCCAGTACTACGGCCCCGTCTATAATCCGGCCAACGTGAAAATCACGGGCGGCACCGCAGCATTCACTGGCACGATCAGCACAACTGGCAACGTGAATGTCCAGGGCAACATTAGCTCGACGAACAACATCAATCCCGCCGGAACAACGAATTCGGGCGTAGCACTTTCGGCGTCCCCGAACGTGGCCGATGTGTTGCTGTTTGATTCAACCCAATCTGCCAACAATCGTACCTACGAAATGTTGGCCTTCCAGGGCTGCCAGCAATTCCGCTTCAAGAACGATGCGGGTAGCAGTGCGACTGCATGGCTCAATGCTTGCGGTGGATACGCGGCAGGCGTTACAAGTATAGCCAGTACTGGCCCTTGGACGCATACCGGAACGTTCGGCGTCGCTCAGTCGGGTGGCAACGGCATCGCATTGCAGCCGTCCGCTAATGGCGGCACGCCTACGCTGACGACGAACGGTGCGAACTCCAACGTCAGCCTGAACATCAGCACTCAGGGCGGTGGCGGGATCAACCTCAACAGCGCCACGGCCGTCACTGGAACATTCAGTGTCACTAGCACGTCGACTCTTACCGGCGCTGTCTCAATGCCTGGAGGGACGAACGGGCCGCTGACGATTTCGCAGGGCTATACCGTCGCCACGCTTCCCACGTGCAATACCGCATCCAAGGGGGCGCGAGCATATGTGACAGATGCGGCCACGCCAACCTTCAATAGCCCCGTCACTGGCAGCAATTCGAACACAGTTCCGGTTTTCTGCAACGGGAATTCATGGGTTGCTGGGTGATGAAATTACATTCTCTTTTGGCGCATGAATTGAGAATGGAATAAAACTGATCCTCAGGGCGGATAAAAAGGAATGACTCGCAAGAAAGCCTCTTCTGGGATAGAAGCATTCGCGCAGCGCCCTCGACCGCCTGCTTCGCTGTTCGACGCGGGGAATTGGTTCAGGCGCTTCGTGCCCGCTGATGGCGTCGCCGAGTGGGTTCATACCACGCTTCTGAGCGAGCATTCCCCGCTCTACAACGCTGATCACTTTCACCTAAAGGACGCTGACGTCGAATTCTTGTGGGCAGCGCAAGAGAACTCGCGTCAGATGCGTCGAGTAGTCGGTCAGTGCGAGGAAGTGACATTCCGTTGCGGGGCATGGCAGAAAGGCAGGCAAGAGCAACAGATGTATGAGTGGTTCGGGCGCATCCCGACCTACCTCATCACGCTCGATGCCTTCTATGCGAATGAGTGCTCCGATGTCGAGTGGTGCGCGCTTGTGGAACATGAGTTGATGCACATTGGCCAAAAGCTAGATGAATTTGGCGCGCCGGCATTCACCAAAGACGGCTTGCCGAAGCTCGGACTGAGGTCACACGACGTCGAAGAGTTCGTCGGCATCGTGAGGCGATATGGCGTAGGCGCTGCTGCGGGCGAAACAGCCAAGCTAGTAGCCGCCGCGCAGAAGGCACCGGAGATCGCCGGATTAAACATTTCGCAGGCTTGCGGGACGTGCCTATTAAGGGCCGCATAGCTTTCCCCCTTCTTATACACAATTTCATATTATGGCAACGCTCAAAGATGACGTGAAAGCGTTCATCGTTCGGGCGCTGGCCTGCTTTGACGCCCCAACCGAGGTTTGTCGCCAGGTTAAAGAGGAATTCGGCATTGAAGTCACGCGCCAGCAAGTCTCGGCGTATGACCCGAATCGTCGCATTGGCAAGGACCTCAGTGCCAAATGGCGCGCTGTCTTCGAAGAGACGCGCAAGAAGTTTCTCGATGACGTCTCGACCATTCCCATCGCTAGTCAGGCGTTCCGGCTTCGCGCGCTGAACAAGATGTATGAGCGCGCACAAGACCGCGGAAACGTGGCGCTCGCCGCCCAATTGATCGAGCAGGCGGCCAAGGAGTCTGGTGGTGCTTTCACCAATCGCCGAGAGATGACCGGCAAGGATGGCGCCCCACTGATCCCGACGAATCCACAAGAAATGACCGATGAACAACTCGCTGCCATCGCCGCAACAGGCAGCGCGCGAGCTGCTGATTAGGAGAAAGGCGCGGGAGAACGTACTCGACTACGCCAACGCGATCGAGATTCCCGGGAAGCCCGCTGGCGAAGATCCCGATACGGATTTCTTCGAGCCCATCGAAACGACGATGGCGCAACACCATCGCCTCATCCTCGAGACGATGGAGCGGGTCAGCAAGACGCCGCACGGGCGGGCGATGTTCTTTATGCCGCCTGGCTCGGCGAAGTCGACGTATGCGTCGGTCGTGTTCCCTTCGCGTTATCTAGGTGCAGAAAAGAATCGCAAGGTCATCCTCGCCAGTTACGGCGATGACTTGGCCCGCAAGATGGGCCGGCGCACTCGGTCGATCATTAAGCAGAAGCGGTTCAAAGGAATATTCGGCTGTGAGCTAACGGCGGAGTCATCGGCCGCGCAAGAATTCTCGCTGACAAACGGTAGCGAATACATCGCGACCGGCATTCTCGGCGGGGTCACTGGCAATCGGGCGAACGGGATCATCATTGATGACCCGGTGAAAGGCCGCGAACAGGCCGACTCGCCTACGATCCGCGATAAAACGTGGGATGCATATAACGACGACCTGAAAACCCGCCTGATCCCGGGCGGCTGGGTCGTCATCATCCAGACGCGTTGGCACGAAGACGATCTCGCCGGCCGCATCCTTCCCGAAGACTGGAAAGGTGAAAGCGGCCCGATCATGTGCCGCGACGGCAACGTCTGGGAAGTTGTATGCCTGCAAGCCAAGTGCGAGGTCCAAAACGACCCACTCGGTCGGAAGATTGGTGAATACCTTTGGCCCGAGTGGTTCAGCGAAAAGCACTGGGCACAGTTCCAGAACAACGTTCGTACATGGACATCGCTGTATCAGCAGTTGCCGCGACCACTTGACGGGACGTTGTTCAAAGTCTCGTCGATGCTCGTCGATGGTCTGCCTGTCCCGATGCCGCGGCAATGCGATTACGTATTCGCCATCTTGGACAGCGCTCTCAAGGCGGGCGATAAGAACGATGGAACGGCAGTCACCTACTTTGCGCGGAACAAATACGTCGGTCATCCGTTACTGATCCTCGATTGGGATATCACGCAGATAGAAAGCGACTTGCTAACGGAATGGTTTCCGACAGTCATGGAGCGCCTTGTCGAGCTAGCGCGCATGACTGGTGCTCGTCTAGGTAGCGCTGGATCGTTCGTGGAGGACAAGGGAAGCGGTATCACCCTACTCCAACGTGCCGAGAGAAGCGGATGGCCCGCAACTGCGATCGACAGCAAATTGACGGCAATGAGCAAGGACGCTCGAGGCACAGGTGTTTCTGATTACGTCGAAAACGGGAAGGTCAAGATTTGCGAGGCCGCTTATAACAAGCGCGTCGAATACAAAGATCGACTTCAAAACCACTTCTTGAGCCAATTCTTCGGATACCGGCTCGGCGTTCCCAACCAAGCGGATGACCTGTATGACACGGGCGTCTACGGCATAGCAATCGGACTCGGCGACAGCGACGGTCTGTAAATATCCCCATGGCAGAAATCACAATAGCAGGCTCTAACGTAGGGTCCGCGCTCTACAACCTGCTGATGTCAGAGGACATTACGCCCGGGGATCAGCCGAGTTACGAGCTTTGTAAGCTCATTTACGTCTCGCACCCCCTGGGCGGCAAGATCGTCGATCAGCCGATCAAGATCGCGATGAGCCAGAAGCGCAAGATCACGGTCCCGGTGATTGCCGAGGATCGGATCGTTGAGGCGTTCGAGCGAAAGTGGGATGAGTTGAACGTCAACTCGAAAATCGCCAATACGTGGCGGCTCGGCAAGATATACGGTGCGTCCGCGATCGTCATGGGCGCGAAGGACGTCGATACAGAAGCGCCGATTGAGCCGGAGAAGTTGGCGAAGCTTGAGCCGACGCTGTATTTCAACTCGCTTGACCCGTTAAATACGGCCGGTTCCTTGGTGCTCAACCAAGATCCAAATTCGCCCGACTTCCAGAAGCCCACGGTCGTTACGGCGTCCGGTCAGAAGTATCACCCGTCGCGCTGCCTGGTCTTTTTCAACGAAGATCCGATCTACATCCAATACACGAACTCGGCCTACGGCTACACGGGCCGCAGTGTATTTCAGCGTGCGCTATATCCGCTGAAGTCGTTCGTGCAGACGATGGTTGCGGACGACATGGTGAGCCGCAAGGTCGGCGTCATCGTGGCGAAGATGAAGCCCGCAGGGTCGATTGCTGACCGTGCAATGGCTGTTCTGCAAGGCATCAAGCGCAACGTCGTCAAGGAAGCGCAGACCAACAACGTCATCAATATCACGCCGGAAGAAGCGATTGAGACGCTGAATCTGCTCAATGCGGATGGAGCGTTGACGACCGCCCGAAAGAACATCCTCGAGAACATCGCCGCGGCGGTTCCTCAGCCGGCGAAGTTGCTCAACTCTGAATCGTATGCCGAAGGGTTCGGCGAGGGCACGGAGGACGCGAAAGAGGTTGTGCGCTACATCAACCATGAGCGTCAAACGGTTCAACCTCTCTATGACTTCTTCGATCCGATGGTCATGCGCATGGCTTGGACTGAGGAATTCTTCGCGACGTTGCAAGCGGACATTCCCGAGTACAAGAAGATGACGTACACGGAGGCGTTCTACCTTTGGCGAAATGCTTTCGACGCAGTATGGCCGAATCTTCTGGAGGAGCCCGAGAGCGAGCGGGTCAAGGTCGAGAAGGTCAAGCACGAGGCCATCGTTGCATGGATCGAAGTATTAAAGCCTGATTTAGATCCTGCCAACAAAGCCCGTTTGGTCGAGTGGGCGGTGAACAACGCTAACGAATCGAAGTTGCTATTGCCTACGCCCCTCGTGCTCGACTACGAGGAATTGGCGAACTACCAGCCGCCCCAGCCTGATCCTGAGCCTGGGCAACCTCGCATCCATGAAATCTGATGGCCTCGCAATCCTTCTATCAGGTCGTGACCGAGGCCGTCCGGTATTTTGAGGAGCACGGCTTCACGAGTGCCGAGGTGCTGCAGCAATGGATCGAGAAAATCCGGCGCGCGGCACAGGAAACGCTGACGCCTGAATCGGTGTTGAACGATGAACTGCGGCGCTCGCTTGGCGGCATCTACAAACGCCTGATCGACGACGGCCAGATTCTCAGGACGCACCAGGGCGTCGGCAAATTCACGATCGAGCGCCTGAAGCCAAAGTTGCGGACGGAACTTGACCGGCGCATGGCCGTGTCGCGCAGTCTCATCAAGCTCAACCGAGAGCAAGCAGTCGAGAAGGCGATTCAGCGTATGGCTGGATGGGCGTCGAGCATTCCTGCGGGCGGATCACGCGCGGTCGACGTCAAAGAAACGAAGGATCACATCCGCAAGGCATTGACGTCCCTGCCCTTCGAAGAACGGCGATGTGTGATTGACCAATCGGCCAAGTTCACTTCGGCGCTGAGCGAGATTGTCGCAGTCGACGGCGGCGCTATTGCGATGCGGTGGAACATCCGTCATTCGCCCGGGTATCACAACCGCCCAGACCATAAAGAGCGCGAAGGCAACGTCTACCTGCTACGGTCTAGTTGGGCGCGCGAAAGCGGTCTCGTAAAGCCTGGTCCAGCAGGCTACTACGACGACGTAACGAAGGTCGGCGAGGAAGTGTTCTGCTCCTGTTATGCGACCTGGATCTACCACGTCCGCGACCTTCCCGACGACATGATTACCGCCAAGGGCCGAGAAGAACTCGCCGCAGCGCGGGCGAAGATTGCCGCAATGAGAGCATGAGATGCCATTAGAGAAAGGATCGAGCAATGAGGTTGTCGGTCACAACATAGCCGAATTGCGCGCTGCCGGGCATCCCGAGGATCAAAGCATTGCCATTGCCATGAAAGAGGCGGGACGCAGCAAGGCAGATACTGAGACCGTAAAAGCGGCCGGCGTCCTGACCATCGCCGATGGTGCCGTGCTTTTTCTTCGGCGCGGAAATGGTGGCGATCATCCGGGCGAATGGGCGTTCCCTGGCGGACACATTGAGCCAGGCGAGTCCCCTGAAGAATCCGCCCGTCGTGAGACGCTTGAGGAAACCGGCTACGAGCCAGACAAGCTGATCGAGATCGGCAAGGTTTCGGATGGCGCGGTCGAGTTCACGACGTTCTATCACGAGTGCCGGCCGTTCGAGGTTCAGCTAAGCGACGAGAGCACTGGGTATCTCTGGTCGCCTATGGGCTCGTGGCCCGAGCCTATGCACCCGGGTTGCCGGTACATCCTCGAATCTGACGCGTTCAAGGTCATCCGCAAAGCGCACATGACTGAAACGGACCTAGCTCGAGCAATGGTTTCCGGTGAATTCTCGTCGCCGCAGTTCTTCACGAATATGTGGCTATTCGATATTCGGATCACGGGCACGGGGACGTCATATCGTTCAAAAGACGAGGAATACGTCTATCGCCCTCCTGAGGAATACCTCAATGATGAATTTCTGGCGCGCTGCAACGGCCTGCCGGTCATCGTCGAGCATCCAGACGACTGCAATCTGAATTCCGAGGAGTTCAAGAAACGAATCGTCGGAACGGTGTTATTGCCTTACATCAAGGGTGACGAAGTCTGGGCAATCGCGCGCATCTATGACGAAGCGGCAGCGACGCTCATGTCGAATGAACAACTCTCGACGTCGCCCAATGTCGTTTTCCGCAGCCCCAGTTTGACGAATACCACCGCGACCCTCGACGGTGGTCAGGATCTTTTGATCGAGGGAAAACCGAACCTGCTCGACCACATCGCTATCTGCGAGGCTGGCGTGTGGGACAAGGGCGGCCCGCCATCTGGCGTATCCACCACTAACGTTCAGGAACCTGAAATGACCGAAGAAGAGCGTAAGGCCAAGGCGGACGCCGAGGCGAAAGAACTCGAAGAGCGTGCTAAGGCCGACGCTGAGGCGAAAGCCAAAGCCGACGAAGAAAAGGCCAAGGCGGACGCCGAAGAGGAAAAGGCAAAAGCCGATGCCGAGAAGTACGACAAACTCATGAGCATGTGCGATTCGATCATGAAGCGCATGGACTCGATGGAAGGCAAGAAGGCTGATGCGATGCCGACGCCGGAGTTGCCGGTCGCTGACTCGGAAGATGACGCGAAGAAGAAGGAAGCCGAGGCCGCCAAACTGAAAGCCGAGGCCAAGGAAGAAGAAGCCAAGGCTGATGCTGCGAAGCGTGAAAGCGCCCTGCTCGATCGCATCGCGAATCTCGAGAAAATGCTCGTGCAGACGGCTCAGCTCACGCCCAAGCCTCTCACTGATGCGGATCATGCGGCATTCGCCGACGTGCAAGCGAAAGCCGATAGCCTGTACAGTGCTTTCGGCAAACAAGCTCCCCGCCCGCTGAACGGCGAAGACGTACTTGCGTACAAGAAGCGCCTCGCCGCGCCGATGAAATCGCACAGTTCGGCATGGAAGGACGTCGATCTGACGGCACTCGACGCGTCGGTGTTCGCGATTGCCGAAGCCGCGATCTACGCCGATGCCCAGTCGGCCTCGATGCGTCCCGCTGACAATGCCCGCGGTGAAATCGCACGCACGCGTCAACTTTCGACGGGCCACACGGTTACGGAATTCTTCGACAACCGTCCGTCGTGGATGGACAGCTTCCGTACGCCGCGCGTGATGAGCAAGAAGTCCGAGCTTCAAAAAGTCGCTAGCAATCTCCACTAAAGCGCATTCGTCGCCACAGCAAACCCCGCCGCGTGCGGGGTTTTTCATTTCTGGATAAGGAAACATGGCTCTCAACACCCCCTTCTATCCGTACCAGACGACGAATGCCGCAGGCTCGTTTTCGGTACAAAGCGCTGGCTATGTCCAGGGCGTCTATCAAGATGCTCCCGCGCTTCGCTATTCCCTCATGACCGGCACGCTTTCCGCGAGCGCCACGGGCCCGATTTGGGGCGGTATGGCGATCTCGGAAAGCCTTGCTCCGGCAACGGGCTACGACCGTACGCAAGGCGGCACGATCACGGCTGC